TCGGTTCTAATGTAGATACCGTTATGCTCTTGAGCAGTTTCGTCTTTAATTAGAATCCTGTCACCGTCTACTAAGGTATATCCATCAAGTGTTGAGATTCCAGTAGAAAGTATTAATGTCGCACCGACCCCAGCATCTTCATTATCATAGGTTACTGTGCCACCACTCTCAGTCGCTAAGTTTTGTGTTGTTGCAGCTTTTGCAGAAGCATGAACATGAAGACCTTCAGCAATTGCGTCAACATAAGATTTAGGAACTACTGAGTCTGCATCTAAATTAGTTCTAGTTTCATACGAACTAGGTAGTTTAACAACACCTTGCCCATTAGGTGAGAGAATTAGGTCTCCGTCTGTGTCTGTTGTTAGAATCGAGTTATCTTTGATTTGGACATTATCGATATCAACTTGAGTAAGTCCTGCCAGTGCGGTAGCTGATGCGCCAAGATCAATTTCGGTTATACCGACTGTGACACTATCGTTAGTAAGTTTTCCGTTTGCTACGGAAGCATCTACTAACTGTGATCCATTAATTGAAAGATCTGCTTGATGTGCTGTAACGTCGTCAGAAGTTACTGAATAACTTGTGATGTATCCAGCGCCATTTGTAAGCGTATTATTATTTGTTGGAATATCACTTGTAAGCGCAACAGTACCAGTTGCTGTTGGAAGCGTTAACGTACCAGTGTTACTAATAGAAGAAATTACAGGTGTTGTCAGTGTTTTATTCGTAAGAGTTTGTGTGCCAGTTAATGTCGCAACTGTTGATGAATCTATTGCGAATGATACCTGATTGTTTGAAACCGTAGTATCAATACCAGTACCGCCAGCAAATGTTAATGTGTCTGTACCAACAGTAACGACATCATCAGTACCACTATCAGCACCAACCGTAAGGCTGGCAGACAAAGAACTTGTTGCAAAATCAACATATTCTTTAGTAACTAATGAGTCATCGCCTAATCCAGCTCGATCTTTATATCCAGAAGGAACATTAACAACTCCAGTGCCCTTTGGGGTGAGGGTAATTGAAAGGTTAGCTTCAGTACTTTGCGCAGCAATATCAGCATCGTGATACTTTAAATTAGCAGCAGCAGTACCGATTGTAAGTTCGTCTAGACGGCTATCGCCATCAACAATAAGCGCAGAACTAGCAGTTGTAGTACCAGCAGCATGATCCAACATATCGGTAAAGTGCTGACCGCCAATTACAATTGGATTAACTTGGGTCCCACCTGAACCGTCGGATTCAGTTTTACCAATAAAGAGTTTATTTGAGGCGTATGAATATGCTTGTTCCGCTTGCGCTAGTATATCTCCACCTGGTTCATTAGCAGTACTAGCACTTTTAATTTTAATTACTGTCGCCATCTAGAAAGACCCTCCGGAGATGCGCAAATTTTCGTTTTCTACTTCTGATTTTGTTTCAAACTTTTCTGTTGCTGCGTTATAGATTAACACAGATCCATCAGCTAGTGCAGCTGTATCTACGTCGGTGAGCTCGGTTAGAGCAATTACTGGAGTTCCAGCACCACCTGCTACAGCAACAGATCTAGCTTGTATAGTATTTGACCTGCCTATAGAAGCACTTAGATTATTTGTTTGCTGACCTATTTTACCTACCAATGACATTAGGTGTAATCCCTTGTAACTGAAGGAGTTATTTCTAGTTGTCCCTCAAGAACTCTCGTAGGGACATTACCGCCCGACATAACAATAACGTCATAAACATATCTTCCAGGTTTCATAGCCTGAGAAGTTGCGCCATCTATTCGCATAGTAACCTCTCCAGCTGGACCATTTCCTATGGTAACCTGATCAAACGCTGTTGCAGTTACAGATCTATATGTTTTACGGATAGATGCATATGCAGTGAATCCCGATAAGTCTTGAACGTTACCGTCAGCGTCTTCGACAGTCAAAGCAGTAGTAAATGTACTACCTTGATCGATAACTAGATTAGCATATGCAGCCATTACTATCCTTTTTGTTTAACTCTTTTACTTATTTATACTTTTAATTGATTGTAATTCTTCTTTTAGAGAATCAATTTGACCTTGCTGCTCTTTAATTGCTTCGATTAATAGACCAACCATGTTACCATAAGCAACAGTATGTAAGCCGCCTTTTTCGCCAACAGCTTCTGGTAATACTTTAAGAACTTCCTGTGCGATAACACCAGTTTGTCTCGAAGTTTCAATATCAGTACGATCAAACGTGTAACCATTAAGTTGCTGTACTTTATCTACTGCGTCTTCGATTACTTCAACGTTTTCTTTAATACTCTCATCAGAGAATGCGGTAATATCTCCAGTAGCATTAATTTGTCCATTAACATTTAAGTTACCTTCAGTTACAACGCCAGAGTCTATATCGGTATCTGTACCATGAGGGGCAACTAACCTCAAGACTCTTCCATCTATTACTAAACCAGCTACTAATTTTTCAGAATAGTCTATCTCCCCTAGACCATCTTCATCTATGGTATTAAATGAGTTGAAACTATCGTCACTTTTGTAAAATGTCCCCAAAATACATGTGTCACCACTAACCCTCCTAAAACCTTCAACAGTTTCTGAATCATAATAGTCCTTAAAATCTTCTGTGCTACCTTTAAAGAAAGCCAACCTAGTGTTTATAGTAGTCAACTTCTCATAGGGTGAGTATGTTTCATCATCGCTGACGTGACGATTGGCGCCAACCCCCCCAGCCCATGTGTAATCATCAGACCTTATGACAGTAGAACGTCTTATTATTTCGGGGTCTATACCTCTTTGACCTAGTATAACTTGACGTTGTCTTCTAATAGTTTCTGAATCAGATAGACTACTACATTCAAATGGGTTGTCATCAGATATACCGTCTAGATTAAAATGGGAAGGTTCTTTTGTTATCCCACCCCCATTGAGTAATTCTAAACCTTGAGAGTCTGCAGACTCATGCTCTAATCCTGTAGCTGCCTTATCTATTACTACGTTAGGTAAAGAAACTTGGTAAGCTGCATACTGAGGGTTGTATTCTATGCCTAATGGAATAGCTTTATCTCTGCCTGTTGATGGTATATCATCACCGCTAGCAGTTACTGTACTATGCCCATGGCCAGATTGAAATGGGGTTTTTGGGGATCTTATATAAAGGTTTCCAGGAGTACCAGCACCTGTACCACCACTAATATAGATATTAATGTCACCGCCCTCAACATCATTTACGCCATCTATATGGGCTAAACCTGCAGAAATGTTAATTCCTGGACTAATACCTTGACCAGTACTGACGCTATGTCTCATTGGAGTCAATTGTATAACTGAATTTGTAACTTCATCTATAGTCGCATCAGATAGTTTAGCATCTGTTAATGTAGAATCTATAGACTTATTATTATCACCACCCCAATCTGCTGTTGCACCACCTTTCAAAAGCAAGTAACCACCATTGTACTTTTCTTCGTGACCAGTAAGTGGACTGTATGTAGTGTTAGAAGCAGAAATTACAACATCTGCTCCATTTCTGTCATTGAAGTTGTCATAATGCGTGGCAAAACCATCGCTAACCAAGGCGTCAAAAGGAGCTATACGAATATCTTTTTGAGATCGAAGGCCACCGACTACAATATCATCAAAGTCCGCATACCTTAAAGAAATATCAGATCGATCAGCTTCAAAGTAACCATTTGGAACCATTACCCGACCATAATCATTCTGAACGCTACCAGCGGTGCCGTCAGCAGGCGCAGGCATCAATGATAGTGGAAATATAAAATCAAACTCTTTAAAATCTATCTTATAGATGCCTTCATCATTGGTATCTGGGTCATCCCCAGTTTGACTGACAAAGTTAACCTCAATTCGTAATTCATCAGGTCTGTAATCATCATTGGCTTCGTCTACTACAACATAATCATTTACTGAATTATCAGACTGGAAGCCAGTAACCTCCAACACCCTTTCTCCACCATCATATGAAACGCTAATTTGAGAACCAATTAGGTCTTGTGTATTGAAGTTGGAAATTAAAGTCCAAAATTTATTGTGATGGGGTCGCCACATGGTATCATTAGCAGCTTTTGTAAACTCTGCATTTTCTGTTATATCTCGTATGCGAATATATTGAGTTGCTGAGTTTTCATCAACGCCATCGACATACCTTATATCTGATTGTCCAGCTGAACCAGTATCATTACTAATATTGTATGTAAGTCCTTTCTCACCAGAAGGATCTCCAGTTTCCCCTAAGAAAACACGTTGGCTACCGCCATCTAATGTAGGATCAAAATAGTTACTTTTTATTACAATCTTCGACCTATCATCTATTATTAGGTTACTGTCAAACTTTTGCCAATCTAAATCAGCGCCATTAACCCAATCATGAGGGGTGTATTGACCGCCTATAGATGAAGATACTTTAGGGAATGCAGTCGATAGGTCAAGTTCTACTTGAGGGTATGCGTCTGTTATACCGTCGTTACCAATAGGGGTAAAGGTTATTGTACCGCTAGAAAAAGCAATTCCGCCATAAAAAGATTCGTTGTTCAAGTTAGTGAAGTTAGCGTCAACCTCCACAAAGGTAAGTGCGTCATTGTTGACTCTTAGATTCAGATTCGCCATTAAATTATACCCTGTTTAGTAATTCTTGCAATAGTCCTTTGATTTCGGACATTTCCTGTTTAAGATTATTTATATCTTTTTCAGCATGCTCTAATTTCATATTCTTAGCTTTTGCTGCTTTGGCTGCAGCAATCGCATTTTTGTATGCCGATTTATTCGTATTAACTATAGCATGAGAATACGGATCCCTCACGAGATCCGGATTATCCTCAACTTTTGTAACATTATCTAAATCTACCATTTTACAACGCCAGTGCTATTGCTCTTAAGTCTTTTACCAAAGGTGGTTGAGAAGAATTAATCCCTTTCATCTTAATCTTAATAGAGAAAGATATAAACTCTGGTATGTTATCTTGAGTATATTCATGCTCTTTGAACGAAGTTCTGTTAACAGATTTAGACATTTCAATATCAGTCTCGCCATGCGTATTGAAGTAATTCCACCCCAGTTCGTCAAAATCAGAAGAATCATCAGACCTTAAGACCTTATACATCACTTCAAGATCCGAACCAGCATTTACGACTGCATCTAAAATAACCTTAATAGATGTAGCAGGGTTTTTAAGCTGGACACGTTTAGTGATGTAGACAGATTCTGAACTATCTCCTTCAGGGGCTGTAGCTGGTATAAACGTTGTTGAAGAATCTACGTCCGATTCTTCAGAGATATAATCTATTCTATTAGCATATGCTGTTATAGATTTACGCTCTAAATCCACTATAGGGGACAAAGTTGATGTTTTTGTAGATAACGTCAATTCCACTTCTGCAGATTTATTACCGCCCAATATCTCTCCAGACTCATTAACCGAAGAAGCTATGATTTTTGGTTCTTTGAACTCTGTTCTTTCAATAAGTTCAGTCTTCGAATACTGACCAGCAACAAATGGTATCTGGTTACCAGATACTGAAGTACCAGTAGCGAATTTTATTCTGGTATCAATGTTAGTTTCTGGATAAGTTACAACAGGGAGCATTAACTGATAAGCATCAACCAAGGCATTTTCTGTAGCAGTTACATAACTACTGCCAATTGCTGAATCTTGAACCGCTGTTACTGATGGACTATTTGCAGAGTCTAGAGAATCAGAAGAAATATCTATAGTATAGTGATCCAAACCATATCCATGGATTTCATGAACCCTATTGACGTTGACTAGAGAAATACCATTAGATTCATAAAGTTCTACCGTGGTTGTTTGGAAACTTCCGTCTTCGCCAGAATGGAAAGAAATAGGACTATTGATCCCTCTATCTTGGGTTGCGCTAGAAACAGTTATAGAATATTCGCCAGATGTACCAGTTGCAGCGATAGTGCCATATATAATCTCGTTTTCAATTTCATCTTTATTATTACTTACTAATTTGAAGTAATGGTCTCCGCTTGTTGGCATACTAGAGTGTAAATCTTTTATTATCATTGTTGTAGCTGAACTTGTGATATCAGATTTAAGATTTGCCGTTATTCCGCTAGATGCTCCTTCGATTCTCACTTTATTAGTATAATTCCCTGTATTATAATACATATGATGATTAGGGTGTAGTACCTTAATAATTGAAGAACCAGAAGAGCAAATTAATGGATTATTTCTTAATTGTTTTAGGGGGACATCTTCATTTTCTAAGGTAATAACACCTTCTTGAGAAGTATCAAATTCAGCACGATAAACCGTGAACTTTAGATCTTCATAATCATATGCTGTCCAAGTAGAGTTGTTTTGAGATTTAAACAAAACACCAAGATATGGCTGCTCATCAATATTTCGGACACCATCTATATCAGTATCGCCTAACTTGGATATCCATGTAGTATAACCGATAGAATCTGTCATTAATACAATACAAATTTCTTGGTTAGCTTTTACATATACTGGGTTAGGGAACTCGAAACTCGTAGCAGCAGTACCTACTTGAGATACATTAACGTCAGAAGGGTCTAGAGTTATCGAAGCACTAGGTAATACTTTACGAGTCGGTAATCCATTTTCCATTTCCCTTAATTGTAGAGTTACAGGGGCATGATCGTCTTTACCAGCAAAGAATACGTCTACTTTAGTGATGAACTCACCGCCTGGAACAGATGGCATAATAGATTGAGCCAGTGGGTCATACCAACCAACTTGTACAAGACCTAAATCTCTTGATCTACTGACTTCTACGTTTTCTTGAACCGACCTAGTTTCAACTCGACCGTTACGAGTAGCGGTGAATGTTTCTTGCATACTATTCAAAGTGCCAGTTGCGGTGTATTTTTCTTGGGCGAAAGTATCTACCGTTTCCTTAGCATTCGATGAGCTCGATGTAAGTCTAAATAATCTAGAGCCAGTCCGGAACGCTGGATTACCACTTATTTTAGAATCAGGGATAGTAAACGTACCTGAAACAAAACCAGAAGCATCAGTAACAAGTGCTTTTGTGTCTACATCCTCTGTCCGTACAAACCTTTCGATACTATCTGGGTTTTCTATTTGTCTTGCACCGCCACGCAATCTAACTGTCCAACGTGCAATTCTGGCATTCGCATCAACTCTTCCTTCCGAATAAAGGTTTTGATCTGAACGATAGTTAATACCGTCAATCAAGTAACCATCAAGCATAGCACCGCCATCAACAATAGCTTCTGGAGTTCTAATAAAGGAATGCTCGATAATCTCAGCATATTCTATATTAGAAATAAGAGAGTTATACAAGTTCCAGCTTTCTGCGTTAGTATGATTACCGCCACCTCCAGGTCCAACCCCAGAATTTAAATCAGGGCTTAGAGAAAAATTCTCATTAAAGAATTGAACTTCAGAGATCTGCATAGCACGCATTGGTTTCTTTTTATAAAAGGTTTTACCAGCTAATGTAGGTCTCTTCGGATATGGATCTGGATACGTTTTCTTAGTTGTCGGATCATCAGCAATATTTCTAACGTAAAAAGTAAAGTAAAGGTCTCCATTATCACTAGGTTCTATCAACGCATTATCGTCAAATATAAATTCAATTACATCCCTATCTTTAGTATTTCTTGCGCTTGTATTCGCTTCTAATCTTCGATATTGAAGACCCGCATGAGTTTCTTCTCCTTCCAAAACTGTATCTACAATAGGATCCCCATCACCAAGACGTCTTGTTTGATTACCAGCAAGCACTGAGAATTTAGTAATATCATTACTATTCTTATCAAAAGATATAAGTATCCGTTTCACTGAGTTCCAAGCAGCATTAGTTACCTGAGGGACTGTAGCAGGTTTACCAGCTACAGGGGTTATCCCCCCAGAACTAGTTGTACAGTATTTCGAAACTTCAACGTTATCGAAGAAAGGATAAACTTGGGTATGAGGTCTCAACCCTCTGGCTTCGAACTTAATATTCTTTTGTCTCATGAATGGGATAAGAGCGGAACCGACAACTTTGTCACCATTAGAAGTTACGTCTATTTGCTCGACAATATTTGTCTCAATACCATTTCTGGTTAGTACACCAACTTCTGTTTCTTGTTGCTGCTGTAAAACACGACGACCGAAGCCCCTTACGAAATCGGCTCGGAAGTTACCAGTATTTTCTCTGATTCTAGGACCAACTAAATCTGTAGTCGTAATACCAGTCCAGTTAGTAGTCGCAGCGTCCCACACAGTTCCAAGCGCATCAGCATTTTGAGCAATTAGAGTATCAAAGTTTCCTTCTTTGTTGACAGTTACATCAGGTAGTCTTTCGATCTCAAACCACTCATCCGAAGATGGAGACAAAGTCATTTGACCCGTCCATGCAAAGTTTAGAACTGGGTTAAGGTTTTCAATAGTAGAAGCGTAGTTTTGCTCAATAGTTTTAACATGCTCATATGGGAGCATCGCCAAACCACCTTCAGTTACGGTATAACCATGGGCTAGTTTATCTTCACCAAACTCGTATTTTTCTACTAATGCTATATTCTTCATCGCATATTTTGGGCGAAGAATACGCTTATACATGTCGATAGCACAACGATAGTCAGGGTGAAGTACATCACCAGTTTTGTGACCACCAAAGTTATCAACCAAGAAACCAGACTTAAATCTGTCTAATCCATTTTCGTCTTTAATTTGTAATGTATCTGCAGACACCTCTAGCAAACTTAGAGAGGTGTAATACTCAATATTATTAACCCTCTTTTCTAGAGTACTGAGGTCTCTCATAGTGAAACGTTTATTAGCAAATTTTTCAACAGCAACATCACGAACATCAATTACATATGGAGGCATAGACAAGTCAGCCAATCTCATTGCATTATCGATAGTATCTGGGTATTTCGGATCTTCGCTATCATTACCCTGTATTAAAACAAACTCTCCTTGAGTTGTTAAGTATAAAGAGTCTTTCCTTGCGAGGTAGTATTCGTAGTCGAAGTCGAAGTTGCTGTTGTCTCTAACGGTGTTTACGGAAGAAGCACCGCTATTGCCGTCAGAAGAAAAAGATCTACTATTAATATTAAACGAAGTCCCAGTTACTGTTTTAACCCCATCAGAAGAAGACCCACTAGGAGCATCAGCAACTCTGGGTCTGAAATCTACAGTAGATCTTAAATCAAAGATACCAGTAGGTGCTGGGCTTTCAGGGTCTACACGTGTAGAAACATATGCGGGTATATCTTTATATGCGACGTCTGAATACGAATCAACAGTAAAGAAGTCTCCAAATCCATGAGTAAAGTAATCAAAGACAACTAGTAATTCTCCTTGAGGACTTCGTTCGTTTTTCTTAAGTATTAATTTACCGATATCATAGTAGTTATCTCTCTGACCAGGGTCATAAGTGAAACTGTTAAGAATATCATTATCTCCAGCAGTAAGAGTACCTACAGATCCGCTCGCAGAAGAAGTTTGACCTACAATTTCTTCCTCAGATATAAACGGTAGAGAGTTTAGAGGAGTGTAAGATAAATTATTACCATCAATCTGAAGTAAAATAGCTATAGCTCCAGATTGTGATCCGACTATAGTTTCGGTAGTAATAAATGCCCCTTGCGGGTTAGTAAGCGATAAACTGGGAGAAGAAGCTAATTGCCCCACAGTACCAGAGTCATAAACTGCTAAAACCTTGAATATGTCAGCAACACCTAGTGATATATCTTTATGATGAGCTGATGTACCATAAGGTATGTACCCTTGAGTTTCTTCCGATTTATTCTCAACTCTTAATAATGAAGCCCTTTGTAGGGATTTAGTTTTCTCGTTTTGAGACTGTTTCTGAAGAGTGGTATTCACTCTAATGATAGAACCATCTTCGAAAGGATCATTAGTATCGTCATTAGTGAACCCAGTAATAGTCAAACTACCAGTCCCCTCTCCTGAGAACGTCAATCTTTCGATATCTACATGAGCACCACTTGACCAAATTTGTGGGGTTGCTCCATGAGACATAATTGTCACAGAATAATTTTGATTACTTTTAGCTTTAAATGTTTCATTACCGATAGCAGATAATGTTAGAACTCCAGAAACTGTAGTCCCTTGAAATTGTCTTGAAACTGTAACCTGATTCTGAGACTCGAAATCGTTTACTTCAGTTTTTAATGTTTTAATGTATGGCTTATCTAGCATCCTTAACATTAAATTCTTTTCTTGGTCTTTTAAACCGCCTCTTAATCTTCTTGCTGTGAATGCTCCAGATATAACAGTAGTCGGTGCAGCATTGAGGTCAACCCTTGTGTTGCCCGACTCGCCTGAGAAAACTGCAGTTACAAACCTTGTTTCTGAAGCAGTACCGCCACCCAGAGAAGTGCCTGTAGGCAATCTTATAGCATCACCTACTCTTAATTCTTCAGAGAATTTAGTACCAAGACCTAATAACCCTCTATTGGCAGTACCAGCATTATTATCTGTAAATTGAACAGTACCAGTAAGAGTAAATACATTATCCAAAACAACATCACCTTTGAATTCCTGCAAAGTATCATCTTGTCTTAATGCTTTAACTTCTTCAAATGCGAATGTCTTTACAGATGCTACTGTAAATTGATTGGTATCATCTACAGATTCGTGAATAAACCCGCCAGCTCTGAAACTGTTTGACGAAGTTAATCTTTCGTTGTTTAAGAATGTACCAGCTACAGATGTCAACGAGATACCATTTGAAGTTGTACCATAATAGTAACCAGTGGCGCCAGATATTTCGCCAGTGATTAAACTACCTAATTCCACAGCAAACCTATTATTCGCAGCATTAATTGATTCTGCAGCATTACTACCTACAAGATCAATGTGGGTTAACATTTTAATGTCGAATAGGTAACATGCATGAGTACCAAGTCCTGATGCATCTGACTGGTCAAATGTACCATCAGAGTCAACATCGACACTAGATTGGGTGGTAAAATCTCTGGCTCTAGCAAGACCGATAGTTTCTCCCACCCCACCAGGATTATATACGGAATTACCGATACCTGTATCTTTCAATTCTATTAATTCATATTCCTCAATATTCGCATCGCCTACAGTCTCTGGCATACCGTGTGTATTGGTTAATCTAACGTAGTTACCAACTTGAATAACTGAAGTTGCGTCTGTTTCTGAGAGGAAAGTTCGGGGTTTTGGAACATCTAAGTAAGATGGTGTTGTAGTCTCTAACTCATACCCTTTAACATATGATTTACCAGAGGAAATCTGTAGAGTCATAGAATCTTCAGAAGCTAGATTACCGTCATCTGTAGTAGTACCTGCAGAGTAGACCCCCTGATTTGTCCCAGTATTTAATTGTTCTTTTAATTCTAATTCATAAGGTTTGATAGTATAATCGCCAAATTGCTCGTAAGTGCGTCTGGCTTGTTCGTCAGCGAAAACGTCATAATCTGAGATTTTAGCTTTCGCCTGTTGCTTACCTTCAACTATACGTTGAAGCTCAACAAAATTCTGTGTAGTGTTATCTGTTATTTCTCTACCGACTAACTTTAACTCTATAAGATAACGGTCTGCTCCACGAGCAGAATAGTTTGGAGCATTAAGCGCAGTATCTAAAAGACTTTGATCTTCATCTGCCGTAATAGTAGATTCAATTACATCAATACCTAGACGTGCAGTCGGATTAGGAGAATATTTGGATAGCACTACTCTTTGACGTGGGATATGAACATAGCAACCTTTTACAAAAATGATACCACTTTCTATAGAAGCAGTTGCACCCTTTGCTGTAGCATTAGTAGGTGCAGTAACAGCCAATGGTCTTCCTTCTGAAATCCCACTAATCTCAGTTATACTGGCTGCAATATCTTCTTCGGTTCTTTTCCAAAGTAACGACTCATCATCTTTAAAAATTGACGTAGAGCCATCATAACCGCTAGTAAGGTAATTGACATATATTGTTAAAGGGTCAACAGCAGTAGCATCTTCAACATGGACAATCCTAGCTTCTACACCACTTTTAGAGCCAACTACGACTACATCTAAAAGTTGTTCGGAATAAGAGTCGACGGATAATGTACCATTAGTACCATTCAACTTTACAGCATCAGCATTATTAGTAAAGCCAAATTCAGCACCTGTTACAGGAGAACCCTCTTTAAAGAAGTGTTCACCATGTCTAGCAATCTGATTCTGTAATAAAGTCTGTAGCTGAGTTAATTCACGAGCCTGAACAGAAACTCCTGGACGGAAAAGTATTCTATGAAAATTCTTATCATCCTCAGGGTTAAAGTCGTCATAATACGGCTCTGTGTTGTAGTTGTTGGTGATCGACATTAACGTTTCTCCGAATTATATTTTATAGTAGTATTTATCGTATCTTCTCGCATTAGAATTCAATAAAAGTACGAAGGTTGACGATTTGTTCAACGTTTTTCCTGAAAGGCGTTCTGTTGTTAATGAACACCATAGAACCAGAAAATTTGTCTACTTCAGGGTTTGTGATAGAATCTGTAGACACGCTAAATAAATTTGTATTATTTTCGTCTTGGAAAATATCGCCAACTTCTGGCTCAGACCCATCTATAGATTGTAATAATAAAGAAACCCCAACGTCTTGCTCAGCAATTTGATATGGTTCTTTAGCTACAATAACTAGATATTCATCAGTCGTTTGATTGTATATTTTTTGATCTAGTGCGAATGAAGATATATCAATCCCAGCATATAATGATGCATCTAGGATATCTAATCTATAGCAAGTAGACCCATAAGAAGAATACAACCTAGACCTTTGAGCTCCAGGGGTTAAATAAACATCTGGGTCAAATATCAACCCAGTCTGTCTGTAATCAGATTCCAACAAGAAACCTTGATTTATTTCATCAGCAGTCGTCATCTGAAAACCTACCGTTCTCGCAAAAGATTCTTTAACTAAATCTTTACCGTGACCGCCAACAGGAGAAATAATTACTTCTGCTATTGCACCTGTACCATTACCAGTATCTGTAATAGTAGCATTAGCAAATGTATACCCACTTCCGTGATTATTTAAGGATATACCGACAACTTCTCCGTTTACTATAACCGCATCTGCACTAGCATTTTCTCCATCGCCAGTTATAGTAACTGTAGTATTATCTACAGAATATCCACTACCTACGTCATTAACATAGATAAAACTCAGCTGACCATCAACCGCAGAAGCACCAACCTCGCTTAAGACAAGATCGCCCTGATCTATCTGCGCTCTCCATACAGCCCCATTTCCTACTAAACCAGTTACAGGGTGCTCTAACCCAGGAATAGAGTTGGTTATAGTGATTGTCGCAAACGTATAACCGCTTCCAGGATCTAGTACTGAAATTCCTGTAATCTCGCCAGTATCAACATCAATTGTAACATCACCTAACCGAGCTACGGTTTCAGCTGGAGCGTCTCCCTGAATCACCACACTAACATTATCGGCAATATACGAGTTACCGCCCGACTCTTTGATTAAAGATAAATCGATACCAGACTGATAAAACCCACTAGTAGAGTTAGTAACTGGGATGTAATCAGGCGTCAAGAATTTGCTTCTTTGCACCTCATCCACAGTACCCATATATTTCCAAATATATCCGTCAGAAAATTCCAGATAACCAGTCTCATTAGTACCTGTTGGCTGTACCGTTGAAGGTCTATTATAATTATTAGATATGCACTTGTAGATATTAAAATCCGTGGTTAACACGAACATAGTAGCATCAGCAATATCCTGCGCCCCAGAGGGCGCAGGAAATCCCGACGAGTATCTATCATCATACATATCATAAACTGTACCTGCTGACCAATCAACTCGATCAATTGCGAAAGATACGTCAGAAATAGAAACGTATCTTAATCCAATTATAGATGAGCGTGTCTCACGTTCATACTCCCTAGAAGCATTTGGGTTCGGTGGAGTAACATCCCCTTCATCCCATGGTAATGTTTTTCCTAAGAAAAAGTACGCTCTAGATGTTTTATTTAATATACCATTATAAAATATCCGAGCAACGTTATTATGAACGTCATTTTTAAGTACAGTTGCCATGCTTTAAAAGCCTTATTAGCTAATTTTTACTACCCAAGTGATTGTAATGCTATCACCCTCTTGCTTGTTCACTGGTAGGAACACAGTACGACATAACATCGCAGCTACTGGTTCATTGTGATTGTATGCCCCTGCGTCATTGACTAGGGTGTCACTATCGCTCTTATCGCCATTAAAGATACCTGCTTCTACAATTGCTCCATCAATAGCGGAGTTATCGCCTATTTCGTAGCCAGTACCAACTGTTGCTGGGAAAGTAGCAACAAAAGTTACTTCATTATTGTCTACATCGATTGATGTGGAACCAGCTAATGGAACACGACCTTTCTCAGCAAGTAATGTTTTCTGAGAAAGTGCGGCTGCTGTATTGTTAGAACCGATAGCCATATGACTCATTTGTGCTGGGTGCGCAAAGTTCGCTGAGGTTTGCACTGCGCCATCATCGATCAATCGTCTTGCAATGTGCTTAAGACCTGTGGATACTACCATATTAGGAACTGTAAATTCCTGAGTAGTTTCGCCTTGAGCGTTAGATTTCTTTACAGTAAGGCGTCCAGTTGCTACGCCATTGTCTCTTATTAGTGCCATTTTAGATACTCTCCAAATTAAAATTTAAAATTGTCGTTCCGCAATATCGGAACAATACTCGTAGTCTAAACCCCCTGCTATATATCCTAATTCAACATAGGGTTTAGTTATCGTTAAACTCCCACTTTCACTACTAGTGATTGAGAATTCTTGGATACCTTTATTTATACTATAAATATCATTGTCTTGAACAGAATATATATCTGTTGCAAGAGCAGAGTCATCAAGACGTTTGTCGAGTAACAAGTCTTGTACGCCTAAATCACTTATATCTATAATAGTATCTTCAAGTGGCTTCTCAACATCAAAACCTAGTTCTTCTTGCTCGCTCGAGTAATCGACTACATCTATTATAAAATACGAATCATCATGAGCGCCATCAAGATCATTCGAGGTCACAGTCTCACCGCCAGAAATTAAGTAGTATCTTCCAGGTGTTGCGTTAGTAGTATCCCAAGTTAGGGTCTGATTATTTGTAACAAAACCATTGTGGCTAGTCATGCCCTGATTAGTTATACCATCATCTGTAGCAATATCTGTAACCTTATCTGCTGTTGGAGAAGTTTTTATCCAAAAGCCCCCAGCTGGAGATGCTGAACTGAAACCGTAAGTATTATATTCTAATTTTATTGTGTCGCCTATATAGGCTTTAATCATAGAATTGACATGAACTGTTCTATCATCATCATCATTATGTGATTTTCCATAGAACCTATATTTAAACGTAGATGATCCACTTTGTATTATTGTGTCATCTCGATCTTTGTTAGAATTAAATTGGAAAGCAAGATCGTTAAAATCTACAATTCTATTCCCACCATTCCTGCCATGTACATTGTCAATAGCGGCTGGTTCTATCCATCTCAAGCTATGTGTGGGTACTGAGTTATAATATGAATGCTGCATATCAAAAACGCCATATATTTCAATAGGACCCCCCTCTACAGAGGATATAGCGGTGGTCTCTTCTTCAGGATGTTCAAAAGAATACCTCGAGTCTAAATCGGACGAAGTACCTACTGAAGATTGCGGACTCTTTATAAAGGAGAAAATAGATCCATCATCAGAAGCACCGAATTGTAAAAGATCGCTTAAACTTTTAGTGCTATCCTTAGACCTGATAACGTCTTTATCTTTGAAGTCTGTTAAGTCCAATATGGGCTTTGATATGGCATTTCTTTGGACATCTGGGTTTGACTCAAAATCAGTTGAAGAAGTTATTCTAGACTTGAATATACCCTTTGCGCAATCTTCCGAAACACCAAAAATTAAAGTGTCTAAAAGTGCTTTAGATAAGCTGTAACTATCTGAGTCTGTAACAGGTGGATCTAATAGATCCGATAAATCTTTTGTAAACGAATAGATGTCTTCATCTATTGTAGAGAATACATCGTCTACAGTTGCAGTATCCTGAAGATACTTATTCCTAGAAATAGTTATAGCATCATTAACATCGCTAATAGAAGACGATCTTGGCTTTGAAAATAATAATCCGTGAGATTCAGATACATTGTGTTCTAAAGTCTCATTAATCGTGGCTTTTTCAAACAATTTTCTGACGACATCTTCATCCGATAAATCAGTTATTTCCTCATAACCAGATAAAAGCCCCATGTCTTTCTCGTATGCAACGAGTTCTTTAGTATGGGTAACGTAAGCAAATTCTTGAGAATCATCGTCATTAAAGAATTTTTCATTAATCACGCTAACCAAAGAAAAGATTTCTTGAGTGCCATCGTCAAATGCGGTGCCACTTTTACTGTGATCGAAGATAAATTGAGTATCGTCAGGGTCGGGTGTATCAATTAGTGCTTTACCTATATCGAAAGGTTGACGTTCGTCACTTGCGTCTGCAGTCAATTCTTCAAGGTCATCTGATCTTGGAAACTGTTTGCCGAATGAAAAGATATGTAAGTCTTCATCTGCTAGATCAGTTATTTCCTCATAACCAGATAAAAGCCCCATGTCTTTGTCGAAATGGTAGGTGTCAGTGTCTTTATCTTTAAGGTCAGTTTCTTCATAATAATCAGACTCTAGCCCCATATCCTTGTCTAAATGGTAGGTGTCAGTGTCTTCATCTGCTAGATCAGTTTCTTCCTCATGACCAGACAAAAGACCCATATCCTTGTCTAAATGGTAGGTATCATTATCTTCATCCGCTAGGTCAGTTACTTCCTCAAGACCAGAATCAATCCCCATGTCTTTATCGAAGTGATACCTATTCTCATTGTCAGCTAGATCGGTTTCTTCGTAATAACCAGATAAAAGACCCATATCTTTATCGAAGTGATAAGTGTCATTATCTCCATCTGCTAGATCAGTTATTTCCTCATAACCAGATAAAAGACCCATATCTTTATCGAAGCGATAAGTGTCAACATCATCGTCCGATAAATCTATTATTTCCTCATGCCCAGAATCAATCCCCATATCCTTGTCAAAGTGATAGGTATGGGCATCATCACCCGATAAATCTATTACTTCCTCAAGACCAGAATCAATCCCCATATCTTTATCGAAATGGTAAGTGTCAGTATCTTTATCTTTAAAGTCAGTTATTTCCTCATAACCAGATAAGATACCCATGTCTTTGTCGAAGTGATACCTATTCTCATCGTCAGAAAGGTCAGTTATTTCCTCATAGCCAGATAAGATACCCATGTCTTTGTCTAAATGGTAGGTATCATTATCTTCATCTGCCAACGTAGTTTCTTCATAATATTCAGAATCTAGACCCATATCTTTATCAAAGTGATAAGTGTCATTATCTGCATCTGCTAGATCAGTTATCTCTGCGTATCCAGACGTAAGACCCATATCCTTGTCTAAATGGTAGGTATCGTCGTCTTTGTCGGCGAAGTCAGTTATCTCTGCGTATCCAGACGTAAGACCCATATCTTTATCGAAATGGTAATCTTCTTTATCATGTTCAACATAAGCAATTTCTGCATACTCAGGGACTGTTAGATTTTTTATTATTAAATAAGTATCATTATCTTCATCTGCTAGATCAGTTTCTTCCTCATAACCAGATAAAAGTCCCATATCCTTGTCTAAATGGTAGGTATCGACATCATCATTGCGGGTAGAAGTACCATCACCACCTGGATTTAGTTCGTCGTTATCTGTTCTGTCAAAAACTAATTTATTATACAGAGAGGAGGTATAGTCAAACTGAGTAACTTGTAAAGCAAAACTCTCGTTGATATTTTGCTCACCAAATATCTTCATACCTGCTGGGTGGACAGATTTCTTAATCAGATCTTCAAATATGTCAAAATCAACACCAGTCTGAATAACATACGAGAACTCTTGATACAAGTCATTATCTTGTATCTTGATAATATCCGATAAGAAACCTTTACGGTCAACATATTTCGGAGAAGTTACACCAACAACACTAGATGCTAAAGTAACTTTAGCAGTAGTTCCTGCTGGATTCTCGGGGGAGATAGTAGTGGTGAATGTATCAGGATAATCAAAACCAAAAGAAGTTAATTTAAGTTCTTGAAGTTGTCCATTATTACCGACTTTCGTAACACGAGCATTAGCACCAGTTCCTGGACCGTCAATCAATAACGGATTGTATTCACTACCTAACAACGGCTCCCCGATAACCTCATCGATCCACTCAACATAATCGGGCGTTGTAGTTATGGTAATATTTGAATTTAATCTAGTGCCTGTTAGTGTAACAATGGGGTTGCCGTAATTAGAACCACCGCCAATTTTCAAAAACTGAGATATTTTACCGTCATCTATATCAGCCGAGAATGATGCTCCATTGTTAGATACTACTATTTCTCCACTCATATTACTGTGCACAGAAGATTGATAGTAGTACGTGCCAACACTTGTCGGAGTAAATGTTACAGTTTCTGTCCCTCGACCAGTAACCGTAGAATCTGTTATGGCATCTGTAGTGCCTGAAGCCTGCGAGGTCTTAATATAAAATTCATTAACGGTATTTGTATCGGCATAATCCAAGTCAAACTTTACTGTATCGCCCAAAGATATATTAATCGTTGGATCCGTGGTATCGTCAACATCACCGTTTCTGTCTGTAGATTCAAAAAACACATAATTCAGATTACCTAAATGCTGCCCTATGGTCATTTTGAATACATGTTCTTCTGTAATTGAGACAGTGGCTGATTGCCAACCAGATAAAGATCTATCCGAATTATCTCCTACAGATATGATATCAGTGATAGAACCATTAGAATCTAACACCGCTTGTAATGATGGCTCAACTCTTGATAAAGTATTTGATACTGTTGATGCTGGATTATAATTTATTCCTTGCTTATTTACAGTAACTGTAGTGAGAACTCCATCTTGAACTATAGCTTCTATTGAAGGATCAGAACTAGAGTTACCTCTCTTGATTACTGCAGTTGCTCTGCTACTATAGCCACCCCCATTATTAGATATTGAAATTGCGTCAACAACGCCATCTATTATCTGGAACTCACTAGCATTCGCACCTTGACCGCTACCAGAAGAAGCAATTGTAATGATATCAATATCTGGGTTATACCCTTCGCCCCCATCTTCAATGGTGATATCTGTTATAGCACCAGAGGAGTTTATAACTGGGGTCAAAGTTGCGCCTGTGATAGGAACACTATTCCTTGTTACAGATATTGTAGTAGTGGCTAATTCATATCCACTACCCCCAGACACGAGAGAAATCTTATCAATAACTCCATTCCTAACCCCAACAGGGTTAGTGGGGAAGATTATTCCTTCTCCAGTTCCATCAGTAACCTCAACTGTCGCTGCAGCAATGTCGTACCCTGTACCACCGCTTATTATGTTAAACCCTGTTATAGTATTGGAGTCGGCAATATCGGCAATTGCAAATGTTAGAGCAGGTGCCCCACCGCCACCTAAATTTGAGTCGGCTACTGTGAATGTTTCGCCAGCCAAATAGCCAGTACCGCCATCTACAACAGAAATCAGGGTATCGTAAGTTTTTATAGAACCAATATCAAAAGTTAGTGCAGCTGCACCGCCACTGCCTAATAAAGAATCAGGTATGGTTATCGTTTCTCCGACCACATAGCCAGTACCTTGACGGAGAGTAAAAATTATCGTACGACCAGTATCAAATACACTAACTCTAAATCCTGCGCCAGTACCACTTCCGTCAGTAGTATATCCAGAGAAAATATCATAAACACCTTCAGTCCTACTTGCGTCTAAGGTGTTAGCTTCGTCATAAGAAACAGAAGCATTAACACCCGCACCGCCACCTTCACGTACTCTAATTTTAAATTCAGCACCTGTACCACTAGCACTATTTGTGGTATAATCGCTAGAAGTGATTTCATAAACACCTTCAGCTCTACTACCATCTGCAGGCGCATTATTGGTACGTCCAATAATACCGCTATTTTGTAGGATAGGTGCAATGGTAGCATTGTCGTATGAAGCCTGAACTGAATCAATAGGGTCTTCAGGGAAGTTGTACATTATTCCTGGGGAATATAAGTTATTTATCTTACCGTCGACAATATCTAACTTTACTTCATAGACTCCAGAACCATCAGCAAATGCGTTATCTACAAATCTCCAATCATCAGGTATATTTTCGATAATTGCGTCTCTGGGTTTTAAAAGAATCGCAACAGCTTCCCTAATACCAAATCCTGGATTGGTAAGGTTGAATTTAGTTATAACACCATCCCTAACATTAGGAGCTATATCGGCACCAGAACCATTTATAGTATTAGTTAAAGTAATACTTCCTTCAGAAGAGTCATAGCCACCGACTAGAGTATTTACGTTTACAGACTGAATGCCACCGCTAGGAACATCATAGTAACCAGCAGCACGTCTCAATAAAATAGAGACATCATCTAACGTAATAAGACCAGACTGATCAATATCTCCACGAACACGACCAGTAGCATAATCGCCATCTACTTGTAGTAAAAATTCGTGTAGGTCGTTCCTTTTATCAGCATTATACTTGTATGCCATGGCAGAAACCATAAGCGCAAGATCTTCTACCGAACCAGTATCAAGGTATTGCTGTATCCAAGCAATCTTAGTCGAGTCTAACTGAGCTGGTAATGGATTAGCATTTCTAAGTGAAGGGTCTTGATATGTAACTAATGCCAATAGGTCATCGGTATCAATTTCTCCATCTTGATCGATGTCCCCTTTTTTGAAGCCAGTGCTACCAGCTTCCGCATTTAACTGCAATAATGCGCTTGTAAATTCAGCTGGGTCAGCGCCAACAGATAATCTTACAAGGTCAGATCCCACGTCTACCGGAAGGTAATAAGTAGGATCCCATGCGTCACCAGATGTAGCTGGACTACGCAACGCAAAGGTTTTTTCAGCCCCCATATTCTCTCGGGTTGCGTATGCGTTCCACTCAGATATAACCTCAGTTATCCTTTGATATCTGATTTCTTCTACAGCTTCTGTGGCAGGATTAAGTCCAGGATCAACGTCAAATACATACCTAAGTATCGCCATTGAATCGTCAATAGAGATTTCGCCATCTCTATCCCAGTCCCCTCTCTTATATTGAGTTGCCCCAACATTCGTATCGAATAATGGGTCTGTAGTGCCGTCACTATATGTTGGCTGGGGAACTTCTTGCAGGAAACTGTATAATTCGAGAGGGATGCTACCATTAGTACCGCCAAAAGAAGCGATCTCGATAAGAGCCTTAGAGATTTCATCCCAGTTGATTGCTAGATTTGGTGTAGGGATACCATCGATAGTGGAAGTGAATTCTTTCACTTTACCGTTTCTTTCTACACGAGTAATCATGGTAGACCCACGAATCACTTGGGTGGTAATCGTATCCTCAAGTTTTATAATTCGTGTTATAGTACCATCAGAACGAACGTCTACATCGACATCCTCAAGGTCAATTCTTTTTGTTTTAGATAGAGAGGGGACTTTTCTTCTAAAGGATTTTGGTAATCTCGCTAGATCATTAAATCCAGATTCTCTTACAAAATCTGCAATAACAAAGGTTTCGCCTACTCTAAACCCTGTACCGCTATCCTCGATATTTAAAATTTGAGACATTGAAGACTTTAACGTTGCCTTAACATCTCCGTAATAGATAACACTATCAAAATAGAAGAAGCCAGCAAAATATCGAGAAACGTAGACTTCGTAAACGTTAGAACCCTCTCGCTTTTCTATCCGCTTAACTTCGACATCAAATGTTTGTTTAGGGGTATTGGGGAATGAAGTTTCTACTTCTACATATTTACCAACAGTTGTAAATAAATCTCCTTCATTTAATTCTACAATTACCGAATATTCGCTGAGCCAATTACCAGAAGATGATTTGAGAATTTGTTCTTTGGGTAATTTGATGTCAATCTCTTCACCAAATAACGCTCTGAACATAACCTTGATGGACTGTAAAGAACCCTTTGCCGAATAAATTTCAGCAAGATTATCGATTATATTCTTTTGGTTGGCTTGGTTATTAAGAACAAACCCATACCCAAGCTCGCTGTACAGAGAACTTAAATAGAAGTCGACAGCATTGTCAAGGGTTCTCTGCTTTAATGCTAGGTCAATACCTTCGGAAGGGTTGCCTTTCTGACCCATCCATTCGTAATACTTCTTAAGGAATGTGACAAATTCTGCAGACTCTGCTGCCAAATTATCTGGTAGTATCTCAGGAACTCTTGTAATTTCTTTGTTTGACATTTAGTGTCTCGTAAACGTTTGATAACTTGATAGCCCAGTAGATCCTAGTAGCGAAACAGTATCTAACTCTGACCCAATATCAATTGTTGCGCTTGGTATATTCAACAATTGCTTATATTTAGGACTGATGTCGAAGCTGTCTGGTTTAGCGAAAATTGTAACAAAGTTGGATAAATCGAATTTTATGTTCTTTATGTATACAGTACCCTTTGTTGGATTAATAAGCCCAACATCAGAATACTTGGTAATTTTTTCACTAGTTGCGTGATTGATAACAAAGATTCTTCTTGTTGTTGACGCTCCTATCGGCTCGTCTTGGAACCTACACTCAATACCATCTAGTAAGAATACTGAAGAATTGATAGTGGATTCGTTGGTTGTAGATATATAAAGAGCATTTGGGAATGTGATTGTATAGTCTTCAGCTTTCAATGGGAATGGTCTGAATCTTTTATACATTTTTGTTCTTACAACCGAGTTGATAATTCCAGGGTCTGACTCATCAATCAACTTGAGGAGATTGGACATACGGAAGACACCATTGAATGTTTGTAAGGTATCATTATTATATTTTACTACTGTGTCAGAAACCTTAGATTCTATTTGCCCTGCCGTAAGTTTAGACTTGTTACTATCATATTTAAAATCTACTTCCAACGCTATATTAGTATATTCGGCTTCAACTATATCTGGAGTAATAGCACCAACATTTTTATCTTTTAAGAACAATTTTACAGAATTAATAAATGTTTCTGTAACCCTTTCTTGATCCTTGAGCGCAACTGCTACAAACACCTTACCATAAATTGGAGGATCATTGTCCTCACCGCCCCACACCGATATATCTTGAATGTCTGTGAACTGGCGAATAAGCAAAGAACGATAATCATCAGCAGTTACGGCACGGTCTTGAGTTGCATAGTTAATCGGAGCATTGAACCTGATAGAGTCAACAGTTTCTTTATCAGTACCACCATTAGATCTCAGATGACCTTCAGCTAAAGAAACTGATATTGAAGGCAATCCTTCTATAGAACCAGCTGAAGCAAACGTAGTTATACCATTCGATTCTGGTCCATCCGTAACAAGATATTCTACAGTTACTTTAGAGCCACTTGTCGGTCTACGACCTAAGAAATTGTCCCCGAAATATAACTCGTATCTCCCGAAATTGTTCTCGTTAAAGAAGAAAACTTTAGAAGTTGATTTGGTATCGTTTATTTTTTCATAATAAGCATACGATTCTCCAGCAAGCTGATTATCAGTTTCGGTTATAGAAACTGATAGCGTTTCAGTATCTACAGCTTCAGAAGATATCTCAAACCTTTGGAATGGCGATAATCCATCAACACGATAAGTTTCTGTTTTTAACGCACCTTGATACACTGGAATATTAGTAAACTTATAGGTGTTGTTAGATAACTTCACAGCTGTTGCGTCAGACAGAACTACAAAGTAATATGTCTTGTTATTAATTTTACCACTTACCTTGTATCCACGCTTCAGCGTAATCCTATTTGGGCTATCTGCGGCACCTGTAACTGTGATATCTATGATCGCACTAGAAGACTTTTTAGATTTTGGAATATAACCCAAAGACTGAGCACGTGAAACCACATTAGACCTAACTTGAGCGGTAGCAAGGTCAGACTCATTAAGAGTCATATGTGCTAGTAACGCATTATAATGCGTGTTGTAAGCTAGTACATCCATCAACACATTCAGACCAGAACCTTCAAAATCGTAATCTGTGAATTCGTCTTGGCTCTTTAGAAATTCTTTGATAGAATCTTTTATCTGATCAAAGTCTAGCTTTGTTAGGTCTGTTTGCGACATTACCTTAATCTCTTTAATAGTAGTTGTAGGTCAAATTGCTGTTGCGTATTCACTACGGTGGTGAATATAGTAATTGCATATGCGTTCTTGTCTGGATAATCTTCAATAGCAACATCAGTTACTTGAACTCTGGGCTCTTGAATTCCAAGAGAATACATTATCTCGTCACGTATAGATGCTTTTGTAATTCCGTCCGCTGGTTCGAACAAATAGTTTTTCAGACCACAACCAAATTTGGGATTAAATGGTTTCTCTCCACGATTCGTTTTTAAGATATTTCTAATAGAGTTTTTGATTGCCTCTAAATCTTTAACAGGCGATATATCGCCATACTCAGGGTGCGCCCTGAACCCCAAAGAAAGGTCTCTGTATTGCCTAGTAGTACCAGTGATCTTAGATCTGGTATCCCGAAGGTTTTTATCTGAAATTAGTTCTGTGCTCATACGTTTATTTATACTGGTTTATCAGCCCCCAGCGAAAACATTTGGACTTCCTGCGGCAACTGCTGTGCAGGTTGGGTCTCCAACTCTACCGCATTGCTTACCATTAACGTACACAGAACCAGACCCAGAACCTATTGGGGTATTGTGCCCAGGACATGGAGATCCTGGAAGGTCATGTGGAGTATTAGCATCTCCAGATCTTGAAATTCCTCTGCCATTACAGAATACATTACCACTTCCTGCAGCCTGTACCATAGGCGAACAATGATCTGCGTTTGCGTCTCCGATTCTTGCTACTGCTGGCATTATCGTGTCTCCCTTTTCATTAGTTCTAGTAATTTATCTGTCCATTGAGAGTTTATCTCATGCTCTTCCTCGGTATGCGGTCCAGGAATATGAACAGGTTTAAACTTTAATAAATTGTCAAACTTCATGGGTATATCTTCAAACTTATTATACACCCTTTTCTCTCCATTCAATAATATGACAAACTCATGCATAGTTATTCTTCCAATGGCGAATACGTTTCAAGGTAATTTTCTATCCATGTTAAAAATTTGTTTAGGTTGTTTCTTACCCTCAACGTTCTATTTGTTGTGTAATACGAAACATCGCCATCAGAATCTAAATATTTAACCTCAATAGTAATATTTCTGTCTACAAAATTCGAACTGTCGGCTTTAAAAGATACTATCTCTTGGTTTGGCGGTACATTAGCTACACCAGCAGTTACTTGGGGTTTGGCTAGGTCTGGGAATTCTGTTTTTGCCTCAGCAAACTCGGCAGAAGTCATAGGTCTCTCGCCATTAGGTTTCATTTCTGTAGCAATTACTGTAAAATTAAAATGAGTCTTTATGAGGCTAGGAGTAGCAGTCATTGTTACTCTACCAGTTTTAGAATCAACAGCAAGTCCGCTATCCCCCGATAGACTGTAAGTTATAAGAGTTGAATCATCCCCGTCTCCATCTGTATGCGCCTGATAAAGAAAGTCACCGCCTCTTGCGCCATCAGGTATCTCAATATTCTGAGAATCTTCTAAAATAGTAAACGGTGCATATATTGTAGTCATTCTCGTACTTGCACCCTTGGGGATATGGATTATTTCATCACCCCCGAATGCGCTATTATGTTGACCAGATATCGTCACGGAATTACTACCGCTTGTAAAAGTTACTCCAGTATCCCAACTATCGTACACCGAACTATTAGTACCGCCCATTCCAGATGGATAGGCACGGACACTTTCTATCCCAGTCGCTTGCAAAGGCATATACGTGGCACTAAATGAAATAGAGAAATTTGTATCCCTCAGTACATCAGAAACTACTGTTGGAGTTACATTTATGGTCATTAGTTTAGATCAATCCTAGACGCTTTAACTTTCACAGTCGCAGCCTTGGTGGATTGAGCACCGCCATAAGTTTCAGTTACAGTACCACCTGTTTTTTCTGATATATTCTGCCCGACTTCTGTTGATTTACTTTTACTATAAGTTTCAGATACTTCACCAGAAACTTCTTCTGTCAAATTGCCAGTAATAGTCTCAGTAAAATTACCGCCAATCGTTTCGGTTTTATCACCAGTAACATCAATATTCCAATTACCTAAAATAGTTGTATTACAATCTTGGTCGATCGTTAAATTACAAACACCTGTAATGTGGACGTTATCGTTGCCTGTAGTAATATGGAAGCGATTACCATTATGCTGTACAACATCGCCATTCGGATGCATCTCTACAAACGTACCTGAACGATGCCTTACATTAATTCTCTCTGCCCCTGGAGTATCGTCTATCTCGATAATATGACCAGAAGTCGTTTGTGTTACTTTATTATTTGGATACTCTGCGGCATAAGCTGTGACAGGTTCTTCAGTTACAGTATCAAGTTCTCGTATGATAGTGTTGGTGCCACGTGCTAACAAGTTAGTGTCGTTATAGACTTCTTCTAAATCTGTACCATCGGTATCTTGCTGAAACTTTGGATAGGTTTCAGAAGCGTCTGAAAAACCTTTATCAGCTGGTGGCTTCTCTTGAAAGGTAGAGCCCACCGTCCCCATAACAATAGGATCTTGCGCAGCAGCACCGTCACGGAAAAATCCTACGACCCAAGATCCATTTACCAATGCATGACTAGTCTTACCAATCCCCGAAGTATGCGCTGAGTCTGTTGGACCCATTACAGTAGCCCATGGAAGATCTTCCGTAGGCAAGTCAGTTTTTACGTCTGTGTGATATCCATATGCTCGCACCTTAACACGACCAACCATAAGAGGGTCTAGAATATCCTCTACAACCCCAGTAAACCACACAAATTGTTTATTAAACGCACTCTGCATTATAACCACCATCCTAATTTAGCGCCATTATGTATTATAATCATAAAGCATGCTATCATATGAGCAATCCACCAAAAGGTTCTAATACCAGCAACCATGTCTGCCTGTTTATCGGTTTCGCCGACTTTTTCTCCGAGCGACTTTGCCCAGATTCTCCATAATTTTTTCATTCTAGCCATAACCTTTACTAGATCTTAAAGAACTAAATTTAGATCCAGCATCTTTCACGTAATTCTTCCTTAATCCTAATGTTTGATTGTAGTAGCCGTCTTTGTCAAATGTATGCATAACTGTCGCCACTAGGTATACCCCTGAAATATATTCATCAATAGGAACTGTAACATCTTCAGGATCCATTGCTGGAGGTATTTCTATCTCAATCATCTTACCAGCTTGTACTCTAGAGTCTCCGTAAATATCAATGGAGTGTGACGCAGCAAATTGAGTTTCGCCTACAAAATTTCTATCAGCAATATAGTTTACTGATTCTTGGTGTAAGTTTGTAGTACCCTCTTCAAACCCTGTTAAGTTTGTTGCTAGAAATATTTGCTTAGAATCTAAAAATTCTGTTGCTGGTTCATCACCGATAGTAAAGCCAGAATCAAGGGTAAACCTACCAGCAGAATCCATAGGAGTTGCACTACTACCATCGATATGATAGTCTTGAACAACAAAGGATTTGTTCGATATATCCAAGGAATACACCGTACTAAAAAACGCACCTCGTTTTATTCCTTCGTAATTAGACACGCCAAGTTTAGAATTAAAACTTTTTATGCGTAGTCTATTTTTATCAAATTCTTCTTCGTGAGGAGATGACTGATCTTCTGAGAGGAAAACATACTTATCGACAGGAGATTCTCCAACTAACTTTTCGTCAGTGATTAGATTAGCATCTCCCCACAATGTATCATAAAGATAAAAAGGACTTCCATTAGCGTTTGCCGCACGGGATAATAACAACCCAAAGGTATCCATATATGTATGATTTGGATACACTATTTTCATATTACCCACAGCATCATCACCGACAACTAGGTCAGTCTTAAATGATACCTCATCCCATAGTCTTGAAATCATTTCGGTGGGGGTGTCGCTGTCTGATCTAGAGATTCTCTTTATGCTAGTCTTAAACGCAGTATCAGTAATAGCTTTGAACTTATATGCCTGTCCTTCATTACTTGGTCGAGCATATGCTTCAATTTTAGTAAGTATAAGGTACTTAGTTATCTGTTCTTCAGAGCCATCAGGCGTATCTTTTTTAACCAGAGTGAGTTCTATTTTTTCATTACCCGACACAGTAAACCTTTCAAGAATATTAACAGCATCTACAATAGTAAACTCATAAATATTAAACATGCTATTGATGGACTCGAGGACAGTAAAGCTCGAGATTAGGTATGCCATGTCGACAGTTTCACCGCTGAAGTCTGTTAAGACGCACTCCTGCAGCTCGTATCTTCCTGGTTTTGAGTAATATTGAGAATTAGCCATTGATCAACTTTCTAAACGATATAGCGAAATCACGGATATATGAACTTCTCAGCACTCGTATGAACCTTTTACTATCATTAATAGCTTCTTCGGATTGTCTGTAAGTCACGGATAAGTCTGGTCTCCTTATATTTTCAGAGTTAGAAAACAATTCATCATTTGAATCTTTATAATATGCGGTCGATTCAGCATAAGGCAATAAATCCCTATTCGACCCTATAATACCAGTACCTGCTACTTCAATAATCTGTTCTGTGCTTGAAAATTTGGTAGAGGTTTTATACTCAACTACTAGCTGATTTATTTCTGGGTTTCTTTTAATAATAGTAGCTTCCGCACCAGAATCAAGACCCCTTAAAGTTCTACCTTCAAGAAATTTATTATGAATAGAGTTAGCATTATAAACTTGACTTTCATCTCTATACATGGTAATTGCATATAGATTTTCTGGATATTTTGTTTGTATATAATCACGAAGTTCTATAGAAGTCAATGGCCATTCTTTATGACCACCTTTAAGAGTATCATTAATTATAAAGAAAGACCAATGATAGTTCGGGTCTCCATATAATCTTTCTGATAACTGATCGGGTCTTTCATCTTGAACCTCATAAAACTGGTAAGGCGTTGCCGAATCAAATCTTCTATCAACTATTTTTACTTGTCGGAATAGGTCAGCGATTTTGACACCGCCATTACCAAAATTGTACTCTATTGTAGGAAAACTATCAAAAAACATTACTGTTACTCCTCCTTCGGTGCTAGTGCTACGATTTCATCACGTTGTAGAGCCTTAATCTCACGGAAAGCAAGGGTTACATCAACCTCAATAGGAGAACCATCTTTATGAGTTAGACCAGAAGATGTATTGTAAGTAGCCTGACAACTTTCAAGAAAACACTTATATGGTTGAGCGATAAACTTATTTACCCCACCACCTATAGCCATAAAATTTATAGTCCATTCGGCAGGATATGTTACAGTAATCCCATCCTTCACGCCATACATATATTTTCTAAAATTATTTACTATTTTATTAATAACAGCAGCATCATCTGAGCTCTCTGCTACCATCTTAAATGTAAAGTTATGTTGACGTATCTCTGAGTTTGTATATTGTAATACTGTATTGGGATTAATCGCCTTACTTTTGTTTGATAGGACAAGGTCAGAAACTCTATCACCAACGCCACCCCCAAGACCAAAGTTAGAAAATGCCTTTTGCAAAACTGCTGAATCAAGAGCCTTATTGCCAGTGTTTGCTGAATCTTCTAAAGATTGTTTTAATCCTTTTGTGTCGAGTTTTCCATCTTTGTCGATTAATCCTTGGATGCCATCTTCACCCCCACCAATAATCCCAAGATCTAGATTACCATAAGATGCCCCATCAGACACAGCGACAGTGGGTGGCATATAAAGGCATATGTTAACAACTTCTCCATCACCTTTCTTTTCGTATCCTTTAAATCTAACGTAGTTATGCTTTTCATCGCTGAGATTAGCAGGAAATCTATATGTTGCCATGTTTTTTACCCGAATAAATAGAGTTAAAGTATTATAGTGTTATTTATATGAAAACATACAAAGGAAAATACACACCCAAAAATAAGAGTAAATACGTGGGTGATGTAAAAAATATCGTTTATCGTTCTCTCTGGGAGAGGCAAACGTTCAGATGGGCAGATGATAACCCTGCTATCCTCGAGTGGGGATCGGAGGAAGTCGTCATTCCCTATGTTTGCGCTACAGATAATAAAGTCCACCGATACTATATAGACATGTATTTTAAGACCGCAGATGGCAAGAAGTATCTGATAGAGATTAAACCAAAGTCGCAGACAGTACCGCCCAAAAAAGGTCAACGCCAAACAAAACGTTTCATCACAGAATCATTGACCTACATCAAGAACACTTCTAAATGGAAAGCTGCCACAGAGTTTGCTCAGGACAATGGATGCATATTCCAAATATGGACAGAGGATGTATTAAAGGGTATTGGGATAAAGATACTTGGCGGAAAGGTAAAGCGTAAGAAGAAAAAATAGAGATAGACCATCCCCAGCAGGGGTGTTATATTATACCTTATTATTGAATAAAAGTAAAGGGAAATCTTATAAATAGTGCTATGGCTGAATCATTGTTTCAAAACTTAGAATCACAAGCGTTTCGTGCGGGAGTAACTCCACGAACAGATGAATCACGTAAGTGGTTTCGTCAAAAAATTCAACAGATGGGTAAAGTAAACCGACAACAGATTTTAAAAGATCCTTTACTGGATACGCAAAAGAGATTTGTTACTGGTAAGATGTTTATGTTCTTCTACGATCCAAAGTATCGTGAGACGTTACCTTACTATGATGCGTTTCCTTTGACCATTATGATAAGTCCTGCTCCTGGAGGGTTCTATGGGTTGAACCTACACTACCTATCTCCAATGGTAAGGGCAAGATTCTTAGATAAATTAATGGCGCTACAAAATAATAAAAATAACGATGAGACGACCAGATTAAAATTAACCTATAATATGTTACAAGGTGCTAAAAAGTATAGAGAATTTAAACCTTGTTTTAAGCATTACTTGACAAAACATGTAGACTCAAGGATTGTTCGTGTTGACCCACCTGAGTGGGAGATCGCAGTATTCTTACCCACAGAGCAATTCCGTAAACAAAGTAAATCCCGTGTTTGGGGAGAATCTAAGAGGTCGTTTAGTAGCTAATGGCAGATTATCTAAATTTTGATAAACAATTAGGCATGGTGGTAGCACGGAAAGGTTATGCTAAGTCAAACAGATACCGTGTTGATGTAAATTTACCGCCATTAGTCAGCAGTCAAATTATTAGTGGGTACAGTTTAGAGCAAATAAATATGCTTTGCGAGTCTGTAACTTTACCCAGCCGTGCTTTGTCTACAAACGAATATACCAATGGGACTCAGACTAAGAAAATACCATATACCTATATCGATGAAGATGTAGTAATGGAATTTAATCTCTCTGGAGATTACTACCCAAAGTTAGTTATGGATAATTGGATTGAATCTATCCTTCAACCCGATGGTTTTGTAGCACAATATAAAAAGAATTTCGTTGCAGATATCCAGATTTATGGTCAGGATATAAATGATAATAACGTATACAAAATAAACCTAATAAATGCATACCCGATTAGTGTTGGAGATATACAGCTGTCTAATGCTAATGAAAATACTATTGGTAAGTTCCAAGTTTCTTTTGCTTATGATAGATTCGAGTTTGCTGCTGGAGATTTTAAAAATACACCACCACCGATAGTTAATGTTCCTAGCGCATTAAACGGATTAGCAGGCGGTCGATTTGGCGGTATATTTGGATTTCTTTCCGATTTAAATGGAGAGTTTTCTACATTGAATAAAGCAGTAAATAGTTTCAATACTAACAGACAAAATGCGAGAAATTTGAAAGCTAATGTTAACGGCTTGAAAGGCATTAAGTCTATTGATGCAGCTCAGGGCGGAATAAGCGGTACTTCGGAGTCAATAAGCACTCTAGGCAAGAGCCTAAATAGATTAGGATTCTAATGATTTTTTTATAGTTTTTACAAATTGAGGTGAAATAATAACTATGGCATTACCTAAACTGGGGACACCCAAATATGTCCTGACAGTACCATCGTCAGGTAAAGAGATTGAATATAGACCATACACGGTTAGAGAAGAAAAGGCATTATTGATAGCGGTCGAAAGTAAAGATCAGAAGCAAATGATCATGGCTGTAAGAGACCTAATCGACGAATGTACGTTTAAATCAGTAGACTCCATGGGAATGGCTTCTTTTGACTTTGAATATATCTTCTTAAAAATTAGATCACGTTCTGTAGGTGAAGGATCAGATCTATTATTTAAGTGTAAAGGTTGTGATGGTAAAAACGAATACACAGTAAACCTTGACGATGTTGAAGTACAAGGCGAAGTAAAAAGAAATTTAAAGACACAACTGTCAGAAGAGGTTGGCGTTATCCTAAAGTACCCAACTGTAAAAGGTGCTGCAGAGAGCGTTTCGGAAGGAAAGAGTCAATACGATACAACAGTAGATATGATTATCTCATGTATTGATTCTATCTACGACAAGGATGACGTTTATCCTGCTAATGAGCAATCGCCAGCAGAGTTACGTGATTTTGTAGAGAGTTTCTCTTCACAGCAATTTAAAGACGTTGTTGAATTGTTTAACGAAATGCCTATGGTAAGGCACGATGTGGAATTTAATTGTACACATTGCGGTATTAAAAACGAAATTAAACTAGAGGGTCTCCAGAGTTTTTTCTAATTTGTCTTTCTCATGAGTCTCTGGAGAATTTTTATAAAACGAATTTTGCTATGATGCAGTTTCATCAATATTCGTTAACAGAGATTGAAGATATGCTACCATGGGAAAGACAGATATACACTGCTTTACTTAATGAGCATGTAAAAGAACAAAACGAAGAGATTAAACGTAGAAATTTAAGTAGATAGGAATATAAAATGAGTGATGAACAAAAATTTCACCCAGCCGATACTAATGGCGATGGGCATGTAACAAAAGAAGAAGAAGCGATGTACCTCGAGTTTAAACGCAAAGAGTTAGAAGATGCGGATGCTATGCGTGATGCACAGCGTAATATGGCTTGGTTTGCGTTAGGTGGTATGTTACTATATCCCTTTGCTGTCGTTACTGCTTCATTAGCTGGTTTAGATCAGGCACAGGATACACTAGGCGATATGGCACCAACATACTTTGTTGCTGTTGCTGGTATTGTTGCTGCATTCTTTGGTACTCAAGCTATGAAAGGTAAGAAGTAATGGATCCTTTGAGTGCTTGGGAAAGTTTATCGTATGTTGACGGTATTCTATTTACGGTATGGTTAGGTATTTTATATTATGGTAAAAACTTAATCGATCAATGGTTTGGAAAATAAGGAGTATATTATGAAGTGGTTAAAATCTAGATTGCTAGAAAGAACTAGTATCGATGGTATTTCACTTGTCGTAATCTGCGGATCAGTTATCCTATTTGGTGGCATCGCTAAGTTGCTAGCATGGGCTGGATTGATCTACGGTATTGCGACCTTTGTAGTTAAAGAGGACTAATAGATGGCTAAAAAGCCCACCGACGAATCTAAAGGAAAGGAAGTTGAAGTTGTTGTAGATCAAACAGAACTCGACGCTCAATTTAAGGAAGAGAAAAAAGATTCGAAAGCAGTTAATTCATCGTTAAAAGAGGTCATAGAAAACCTCAAGGATCAGACCGAGCAAGGTAAAAAGGTTGCTCAAGGTCAGCTAGATCTTGCTGAGATGGATAAAAAGATTGCTGCGCTTCAAGGTGGGCTATTAGGTGCTTCTACAGAAAATGCTGCTGCTTTAAGAGAGCAGTTTACAGCACTTCAAAATGCCATCACTGCAAGTGGTGGTGTTGCTACACCTGATCAAACAGATATGATAGACTCTCTAAAAGAGGGTGTTGAGTCCGAAGAAGAAAAAAGAGAAAAGAAAAAACAACTAGCAACGCAGAACAGTGCCTTGGGTAAACT